TCTGGAGCGCGGAGGGCGTGAAGGTCATCGTGCGGCCTCCCAGCAGCGCCGCTGGTAGAGACACAGACGGCAGAGGTGGAAGTCGGATGCAGCGGCGATGCGCGGGGGCAGCTCGCCTGCCACCGCGGCGCGGATGATCTCGACCGCCTTGTCGGAGAGCGCCTGGGCCTCGGCCGCATCGAAGGCGACGGCTTCGTGATAGAGCGCTTGGGTGTCCTTGTTGACCGCGGTGACGAGGGCGACCGCGAGCTCCATGTAAGCCATGTAGAGCTGGACCTGCGCGAAGTAGATCGGCTTCGAGACCGCGAGGCCCCGCTTGACGAGATCGTTCCAGGACTTGGCGTTGAGCGCCTTGTGCTCCCACAGCGCCGGCCAGGCGATTCCGATAGCGGGACCGCCGACGATGACGCCGTCGATGTGCCCGCGCAGCCGGCCGCCGGCGGCCGTGAAGCCGAACTGGCCGCCGTCACGGCGTTCGGTCCGGAGGTCGAGGCCGGCGGCGCGCAGCCAGCGGATCGACAGGGACTCGAAGCGGTGCCCGGCCTCGAAGATACGCAGCGCCCCGCCGTCAAGATCGCGACCCCCGTCCGGCAGCGCATGGGTGACCTCGTAGACGAGCCGCCGCGCGCAGGGCTCGCCGATACGGCTTCCGCCGAGATAGTTGCGCGGCGGCTGCGCCTTCCGTTCGGCCATCAGGGAAGCATCGATCAGGCGGTTGACGAGGGCTCCGACATGCCCGGCCTGAAAGCCGCCATAGACGAAGCCGGAGTCGTGGTTGAGGTCGACGAGCATCGCCAGCCTCAGAACGGAATCGGATCGTCGAGGTCGTCGCCGCGCGCCTGCTTGCCGCCGGCCTGGCGCTGCATCGACTCCTGGAACCCGTCGATGCAAGCCTCGATGATGCGGTCGATCTGCTCCGGCTTGGCGTGAAAGAAGGGCGCCATGAGACCGAGCTCGGTCAGCACCTCGGCCAGGAAGCGGCGGGCATCCTTGATCGCGCGGATCTCCAACTCGGTCTTGTCGATCATGCCGTTGTTCCCGTTCGCGAGCGCCGATCCGGCGTCGAGGCAGCGCATCGAGCAGAAGCGGTGATGCGGAAATCGGTCCCACTTCAGCCGGTGGACGTAGCCGAAGCCGCGCGCCTGACGCCCGCACAGGGCACAGGGCGCTACCCGAGCAAGAGCCGGGTCAGGTCCTCGTTGCCGGCGGGCTGCTCCTTGATCCGCTGTGACGCCAGGACGATGAAGCGGGAGATCGCATTCGCGGCCATCGCCTCGAGGTCGGCCGGGGTCAGGGCGGCGATGGGCTGATTGAGCCTTCCGCGCCCTTCGAGCCATTTGCCGACTCCCTTTGCCGCTTCGCGCGTCACGTGCGCCTGCCAGTCGTCATCGGTCATGGCCGTCAACTGTTGAGCCAGGCGGGCCCGGCCGGCTTGGCGGCCGGCTGCGCTGGCGCAGATGCACCAGTGCTTGCCCAGGCGGGGGCGATGGCCTGTGCCGGCGGGTGCTGCGCGGGAGCCGTCGGGTTCCAGGCCGGCTGCGCCGCCGGCGGCGAAGACTTCGGGCGGGCGCGGGTGCTGGGACTAGCAGGCACGGCCTCGCCATCCATCACCTTGCGCCACTCCGGCTCGCCCGGCAGGACCACCCGGTCGAGCTTGTTGCTGTCGCCGTAGCGGGGATCCTCGGAAGCCTCGACCTTGATCTTGGCGACGCAGGTGATGCCGTTGAGGTCGGCGAGACCGCGCAACACGCGCTTTGCCTTCGCCGCCTCGCTCATATCGTTGGGATCGAGGCCGAGCGCCGAGTCGATCATGGCGCGGAAGGTGCTCTTCGAGATCTTCCAGCCGATCGAGACGCCGTTCTCGTCCACCTTGCCGCCCTGGACGGTGAACATCTGCCAGAACTTGCGCCGGGCATGCGGGCCCTCGGTCACCGTGAACTCGCAGTCGAGCATGAGCACGTCACTGCCTGGCGAGTTCGATGCCTTGAGGAGGCCACGGTCGATCTCGGCCTGGCCATTCGTGCCGCCCTTGCGGATCGCCATCGCCACCTTGGCGAAGGTGCCGTCCGGAATGAGCTCGCCGGTCTTCTGCGGCTCGGCATCGTTCATGTCGAAGGTCATTGGGATCATCCTTTCGCAGTCGCGTTGATCTTGGAGAGGAGAGCGCCGAGGTCGGGCGGCTCGGTCACATCGAGGCGGCCGGAGCGGTCCTTGGCGGGAAGGCCGAACGGATTGCCGGCGCGGCACACGAGGCGCCGCGTCTCGCCGCGCTCGGGCTCGTGCCGCCAGCCGTCGCCGTCGGCACTGAAGAAGCTCATGCTGATCACCTGATCGACGATGCCCGGCAGCTCTCGGCCGGCCTTGCCGCCTTCCATCTGCGGCTGCCAGTTTGCGCGGCTGAACTCGTCGGTGACCTTTTCCAGGATGCCGACGAAGATCACGGTCTTCGCCTGCGCGTGCTGCAGGTGCTTCAGGAGCCCGATGACCTCGCGGGCGAGGAGCCCGTAAGCGCCGCGGGTATCGGGCTTGCCGGTCTTCTCCGAGAGGGCCTCCGGCCGTACCCGCGCCCAGGCCATCGCCTGGCGGGTCAGGTCGGTGATGCTGTCGACGAAGATGATCCGCTTGGAGGCGATCAGGCGGACCAGGTCCGGATTGGTCGCGGCCAGGTGCTGGTAGTGGGCCCCCGAGAAGAACCCGTCCGGGGGCACCGCGGGATCGACGCCACCCACAAGGCAGCCGATGTCGATCGCGTCGGCGAAGGTGCGCACCGGAATGCTGTCGCCGGGCCAGTCTTGGACTGACTTCATGCCCGCTTCCAGATCGATGCAGAGCGTCTCGCGCGCGGGCAGCGTCTTCAGGAGGGAGGTCTTGCCGACACCACTCGGCCCGAAGATCGCAAGGGTGGTCTTGTTGTTGGCTTCGGCCAGACGCTCGTCAGCCGTGACAATCCTGAGGGCCATCATGCTCCTCCCCGGATTCGGGCGATACCGTCGAGCCACTGCTCAAGGCGGGCAGCTGCTTCGCGCGCTATGCAGGCGTCGCGGCTGATGCGAGCGAACTCCTCCGCAGGCAGAGCGATCAGGTCGCGCACGGACGTGTGCCAGCCGTCGTCGAGTGCGGGGTGGGCCGTCATCGCGCGCCTCTCCCGGCGGCGAGCATGCCCGCTTTGATCGCGAGATAGGCCATGCGGCCATCGTCGAGTCGCTGCTGCGCGGCGATCAGCAGGTCCTGTCCTGCCAGCACCATGACGCGGCCGGCGACGCGGCAGAGCGCCTCGCGCGTCCCTGCGGCGAGGCCCGACGTTTCACGCGCGCGATCCGCTGCCAGGTGGCCGATGTGATAGGTGAAGCGCTCGCCGGGTCGGGCGGTTGCGAACCAGCCGAGCAGCGCGGCTTCGCTGGTGACGATGATGCGAACGGGTTCGGGGAGCGTCATCCCCATTGAAATACCGGCACGTCCGCCGGGCACCAATTCGAATGATTTCGCGCGGTTTCGCCCGCGAACCGGAGAGAAAACAAAGTGATCCGTGCGGGCTTCTGCGAAAGCGCGGCTCTGAAGACCTGCCGTCATCGGCCGGCCTCCTGCCGCTTTTCCTCCTCGAAGGCCTCGACGTCTTCGAGGCGGTACACGACCCGCCCACCGATCTTCAGATATCGCGGGCCCTGGCCCAGCCAGCGCCAGCGCTCCAGCGTGCGCGGGCTGATACGCCAGCGCTGGGCAAGTTCAATCTGGGTGAGATGTCGGACGGTCACGTCCCTCTCCTTCGGTCTTCAACGAAAACCTGCGGAGAGGATGGTCTTTCGAGCGCGGCGCTGTCGTTGGGATCGCCGGAGGATCGTCAGCGGATTGGTGGCGGCTCGGAGGGGGACGAGCGGGGGACCGGTTTGCGCGGAATTACTCTGTTCTTAGACGGTACTTCCCACGCCGATTGGAGAGCAGCAGCTTTCCCCAGCTGGGGTGGTCCCCGAACAGGTTGGCCATCTTCCCTTCGGCGTCCTGCGATCCCGCTTTGGCCAGTATGGCCTTGCCTGACTGCCATGGCTGGCCCGCAACCGCCGCCTCATGCAGGAGGCGGATGACCGCACGATTGACGTCGCCTGTGAAGGCAAATGGCTCACCGAGCAGCCGAATCTCCGAATAGTCGGATGAGTGCCAGAAGGTCTGCCCATTGTGCGGCGTACCGCTTTCGCCGGTCGCGGCGGCTTCGCCGCACCCGGCGCACGCATCGTGCGTGCTTCGGCCGGCGCGCTCCAGACAGAGGCGGATCTTGGCGCCAATGTCCTGACCGTCGATGCTCAGTGGCTTCAAGATGAAGCCATCGATGCCGCCATCATAGGCGCCGATGATGTTCCTCGGCTCCTTGCCGTGCGCGCTGATTACGATGACCGGCATCAGGTGCATGTCATCGGCGTTGCGGTGAGGAAAGCGCTTGCGAATCTCGCGCAGGAGCGACATGCCCGATTCCACCCTCGGCTTGATCGACTGCCCGTCCGCCTTGATCTGCAGGTCGAGTAGCACGTAGCAGAAGCCGCCTTGGTCGAGGCGCACCCTGGCGTCGGCAAGAGTCTCCGCATGGATGTGGTCGTGGCCGAAGGAGCGGACGAGATCGGCAATCTCCGCTGCCATCTCGGGCTCGTCTTCAATGACAAGAGCGACGTGACGTCCGGCCATCCCGGTCAGCCCTCCGAGCGAGACTGCTCGATGGGCAGCACGATCGTGACGGTCGTCCCGAT